TTTCTGAAAAACGGGCGGGAAAGTCTGTAACCGGAGCTACGGGAGACATTATCACGTTTGACGATAAAGGCTATGCCAAAGTGAAACTCGAAGATGCCGTCCATTTCTCGCAGGTTCCTGGCTTTTCGTTTCAGTAACATAACAAAAGGACGGAGGGAATATGATAGCAGCAGTATCGGTAGGCGGTAAAATTGTCATTACGATTAACGATTCGCATCATGCAGGTTTCCGCCTTGAGCGGAGATCGAACACCGATGATACCTATTGGGTATATACTGCAAACGGCTTTCGTATTCCCGGTGCCAGCACTGTCTCCATGAGTGTAAATGGGGATATTCTCGATAATTTTAATCTTGAAGCAAACAAGCTCTATTCATACCGCTATATCGATTTTGAGGCAGTGAATCTTGCGGATTCAGAATATACGTACTCGAATTGGGTTCGCTCAAGCGGCGATGAAGCGATCGGTTATACGTTCGGAAATTATAAAGCCGCACAAGGAACTTGGGGGACGGCGGTTACTCCCGATGATTTACGGTTTACGTATTTGTGGGGTACCGATTTTAAGGCGACAAACGGACAGTCTTATACGGACGAACAGATACGGTATTTTATTGATGCCAGTACCACGGAGATTGAACGGCAACTGGATATTACGATTAAAAAACGAAAAATACGGTGCAATGCCACAGAAAGAAACCTTGTAAAAGGTGTCGATTACGACACGGACGAAGCGGTCTACGACTTTAAATATGCGCGTATTTCGCGGTACGGAGTAATTAAAACTCGGCAGCGGCCTATCTTAAAACTCCATAAATTGGAACTTCTTTCACGATGGCAAAGCTGCCGCAACATTACCGAGACGACGATCGTTGATAAGACAAAAGGGCTTTTAAAACTGATGGAACGTCCGTTGAGGCCGAGTGAAACATCGAGTGGTATTCAAACAGCTGTCGGCATGTACGGTAATCAGACGTTACAATCGCAGCTTTTTTATTTGATTGATTATGATGCAGGGTTTGAAACAAGCGATGACATTCCTCAAGACTTACGGGAAATAATTGCAAAGCAGGCGGCGGTAAGTCTCTTAAATATCATCGGCGACGGTCTTATGTCCGGTTTTTCCTCAAGCTCTTTGAGCATGGACGGTCTTTCCGAATCCTTTAGCTCCACACAGTCTGCTACATCGGCATATTTCGGAGCGAGAATTAAAGAGTACAAAGATGATATAAGCAATTATATCAAACAAAATAAATACAAATTTGCAAATATGCCGATCGGCTGTTTGTAACATACAAGAGAAATTATTTTTGGAATGAGCAGTATGGATGATTTGATAAAAAAGCCTGCACATTATTGTAAAGGGCGTAAGTATGAACCGAAAGATGTTATTCATGATTGGGGGCTAAACTTCAATCTTGGAAACGCTGTTAAGTATATTTCACGAAACGGACGTAAAGATGGCAATAGTGTATTGCAGGATTTAATGAAAGACCGGCAATACCTTGATTTTGAAATTGACTTTATTAAAAAAGAGGAACAAGAAAATGCAACACTATCTTGAAAGAATGGTAAACGAAAAAGAAGACCTTGAAGGTAAAATAAAACGCGCAAAGAAGGCGATTGAAAATCCGCCGTATGGCATGGATAAAACTCAAACTACGCTTTTGGTAAAACAGGTAAAGGCAATGGAAGAATATCTTGCTTGCCTTACGGAACGAATTGAATACGATACGCATAAATAACGAAAAGATATAACAAGGAAAATATGGGACAAGGGTTAAGTAAAAACAGTCCTGTTCAACTTGAACTTGGAAAAGAAAATTACGAAGCGCTTATTGAGCGGCACGGTCAATGGGTGCGCTGGCGTGTTGCTTCAAAATGCCCGTGTATAAAAGCAAATACGCAGCAACCGGATATCCATTGTAAAAAATGCGGTGGCCTTGGCGTTCTATACGGTTATCAGAAACAAGCGACCGTTTCTCAAACGGTAATGGTATGCAATGGTTCAGGGATTATTGAACTCGATGGAGCCTTTATTGATTGTTTACTTACCCGATGTTATGACAATGCCGGAAACATATACGAAAACGCAAAAAAAACAGGTACCTTTGTGATGCTCAATGCCGAGAAGCTGCCGTCAAAAGGTGTTTATGTAACTGCCATAATGACAGCAACTGTCTTAAAAACGGTTGAACATACGCAAGCTGAAAGTATCGGTAATGGCTATTACAGGGTAGTAGGCTTGCGCAGTTCAAGAACAAAAACAGAGGGACTTTATCATACCGCCCCCGGCGATATTGAACATATCGGTACGGTACGCGACACGGAAGGCACTACTTATGAAGTCGGAGAAATCCGGCAAGACTGTATTTTTGTAAAAAATTTACCGGAAGTACCGCCTAAAACGCTTTTGATAGAACAGGTGCAGTATATTCCGCCGTTTACTTTTGTCATCCTTAATCAAAATCTTTCAAAAAGCGATGCACAGGTAATGCAGGATAATAACGGAGATGCGGTACTTACCTTTCCCTACACGTTTGATGTTTCTGCAGATGACGTTATTACCGTATTAAGCGGAACGTATACGCAAAAAAGCATCGTGCCCAAAAAAGACGATGAATACGATGTCATACCGGCATACTTTGTCGATGAGATTGTAAAGTGTTCAGGCAGAGATCGTGATTACATAGAAGGAATTGATTTTATTCTGTGCGGTACAAACTACTTAAAATGGCTGTGCAATGACCCGCCGGAAGATGGAGAGGGGTATGCAATCACATACAAGGTGTACCCGACCTACAAGGTCGTTAAAGCAATTCCGCAAATACGGACAAGCGAGAATCAGCGTATGCCGAAAAAAGCGGTTATCAAACTGTATGACACGTACGGAGAAGCGCGAGGCTTGAATAGGAAATAGTGAGGGGCGAAAACATGAAAATCGTTTTTCAACAGAGCACATTGAATGCACTACAGAAATCACTCTTTTTTACACACGGTGTGGCAGGTTCTGTCTTAAAAACCGTGGTAAAGTCAAACGGCTTAAACAGAACGGGTAAAAAAGATGAAAAGTTTCGATATTTTCAAAACAAGATTATCGAATGCTTAACACAGCTGGCAGAAGAAGAATCGCACGGAATAAAAAAGTCTTTTTTCTATATGATCGACACCATTGTAAAAAGCAAATTTCCCGTGGGTACGATACGGGAATGGAAGGGCAAGAAATATATAAAGATTGCACCGGGAAAATGGCGACCGAAGTATGACAGCAATTCTCGCGGAGCAAAGCTCGCTGTTGCCGCATTAAAACGAAAAGCAGAGCAATGTAAAACCTCTCAAGAACTGCTACAGCTTGTGCTTGAAAACCGCGATCGCTTTAGCGATAAAGACGGGAAACCGTTACCATTTGTGCAGGAATTACGCGATTATGTTTCAGGATTGAACGATAAGCATGAGAGCACGAAAAAAGAAGAAAGCTTTTTTACAGATAATGAGTTCAAAAAAAGACTGAAAAGTGGAAAAGAAATTATTGCAGATTTTTTTAAAGAACAATGGAATAATGAGCGCTATATAAAAGCGGGACGCGATCGCCTTATGGACATATGGGCTGCGGGCGAGGCAAAAAGATATGAATCTGTGAATACGCAAACAAATATGTTTAAGAAATTGCCTGCTTCTGAAAAGAAAAAGGCGAGGGAATTCAATGAGAAGTTGAAACGTGAATTTGAAGCAGAGGCGGCAAGAATATTTAAGGAATATAAAAAGGGCGGATCTGATAGAAACGGTAATGACGGCTACCCTGAAAAGGACTATCCTGAATACAAAGGAAAAGGACAAAAGGCAGTAGACTTTGTCGTCAAACAAAAAGGCGGGCAAGTGCGCGGAGCATTTAACCGCCCTGAAATCGGTGATATTGATGTGGTATGGGGCAAGGTTACCAATGCAGAAAAACATGAAGGTTATGGTCTTGCTCATATTATCGACAAGCACGGTATGGATGCTGCTAAGAAGATTGGGGAAGTAATAAACACAGGCGATATTGTGCGCCCTGATAACAACCCAGATCGTATTGCTATTGAAAATAACAACTTTCATGTAGGATTGCGTCAACAATGGAATGGTAAAAATAAATTATGGATTATTACCGGATTTGAAAAAGCAGGGAATGTTAAGACCACACGCTCTAACAAAGATTACACAGGGGAGTCTCTCCCTGAAACCTCTGCTACAAGTATACCACAATCGGGCAAAAAATCAAGCGCAATACAGCAGATTCGCAAAAAATATGAAAGCACACAAAGTGTTACGGGAAACAAAAAAACGGTAACGCTTCCGAATGGGGCGAAAATTAAATGCCATTACAAACTGGTAGAGGCGGATGCACCGACGGCAAGCCATGATGAACATACATACTCACCGACTAAGGGATTCCCGACTTCTAAAGACGGTAAAACCGTCAATGACCGTGATTATCAAAATGATAAAGATGCACAAGAAAGCGTAAGAAAGATAGCGGCAAACTTTAATTCACTTGCCCTTGAATCACCGCCTATCGTTACAAAAGACGGCATTGTTGTAAGCGGCAATAACCGCACGATGTCTTCTAAACTTGCCGCTAAAAACGGTACCGATGCGGCTTATGTCGCCGACTTAAAAGAGATGATAGATGAATACGGGCTGGAAGAAAGCGATCTTACCGATTTTAAGCATCCGCGGCTTATTCTTGAAATGGATGCAGAACATGAAGGCGATTATACAACCGAAGAATTTGCACAATTCAATCGTGATACCAAAAAGACGATGAGCAATGTGGAAAAAGCGGTCAAGATTACTAAAACGCTGACTGAAGAAAAAGTCCAGTCAATCGCTTCGGAACTCTCAAATTATGAAACGATGGGAGAGCTGTATGCGGATGCGAAAGGGTGCCAACGTTTTGTTGCTAAACTGATTGATGCGGGCATTATCGGAGACAATGAAAAAGCGCAATACCTTAAATCGGATGGGACGCTCAATGATACGGGGAAAGACTTCACGGAAACCGTACTTGTCGGCACTATTTTGAATGAGGACAATATACGAAGGCTCGACAGCGCAGGTGGCAAACGCATTCGGCAAAAACTAGTGCGAGCAATTTTGCCGCTCGTCGAAAATAAGGGCACGGGTAAAGAGTATTCATTCAATAAGGAATTGAATGAAGCGGTTGATATTGCAGTAAGCGTTGCTAAAAATCATGAAAAATATCCGAATGTTGAAACATATCTTGCGCAGGGAACGCTTTTCGGAGAGTCCAAACCTGATGAGATTACCGGCAAACTTGCAAAGCTTATTCATGATGAGGGCGAGAAGGCTTTTGCATCACGTATGAAAAACTTAGGAGCAGGCTTGAAACATTCTGCCGAGGGTGAAATGGATATTTTTCTTGGCGGGGTTGAGACAAAACAAAGCCTTATGGAGCGGTTCCTGACCATACAAAAATCCATAACAGACATTCTTACAACCTTACACAGTAAAGAACAGTCAATACGCAGCATTGTAGCGGAAGCACTGCAAAAGCAATGCGGATAGAAATAGAAATTGCAAATATGGGGGTATACAATGAAAAAAGCAGACTTTGAAAACTACATGAAATTCAAGAAGGCAGCGGAAGCAAACGCGGCAAAAATCGAGAAAATCTTGAATGAAAACGGCTATACCATAGTAAGAGCTTATAATCCGGAAGTTGTAATCGGAAAAGATGACAGACCTGAACTTATTACGAATCTTATCGTTTCACAGGAGTTTCCGATAGATTAGAAATATTATCTTCTTTGGTAATTGACTTTCCACATCTAGGGCAGATGTTTTCTATTTGATTTGAGCGCGGCAAGTGGATTTCGCCGGGTGCGGAATCACCGATAAGAACTTTACAACTGTCGCAGTAATACTTCCACTGCTTACGACCATCTTTGTAATATATTTCTGTACGCATAATGAAAGTATCGACAGAGAAATAAGAGGATTTGAGAATGATAAAGGTAGATGTAACACTGTCAGATGATACGCTTATACAGCTCCAATCGGCTTTAGCCGGTTTTTCAGACTCAAATGGCGGGCAGATTATGCCAAGAACGAAAACGGCTTTTGATATGGCGGCTAAGCTCATTCAAAAGTCGTGGCAGAATTGGGCAATGGGTGGGAGTGTTGCGGGAGCAGCGGATATAAGAAGTCCAAACTCCAATCTTATGCGTTCTATTAAAATACGCCGAATAGGTGATTTTGATGTGAGTATCGAAACCGATTCGCCGTATATGGATCGGATTGAACAAGGCAGCCCTGAAATAAGAATGAAGGAAGTGCCGAACTGGATAAAAGGTAAAAAAAGCCGCGTAAGCAAAAAAGGCACCACGTTTCTTATTATTCCGTTTCAATGGGGAACCCCGAATAGGTCAGGCGGAGCGCGAGCGCATTTTAGTAACACAATGACCCAATCGTTGTATGCCTTAATAAAGAAAAAGTCGTTTAAAAAAAGCACACAGACCGGAGAGATTCATATTGAAAAGAACTGGCATGGAGAAGATATCCAACGTGCGGGCTATACATGGGGAGATAGAGTTAAATTTGAGGATATACTGGATGCAGCAGGCGATGAAGGAGTTTCAAGTAATGCTGTAGGTATGGTACGTATGCTGGCTAATTCGAAAAGCACGTATTTTACTTTTCGGGTTATTTCCGCAGATAGCAAGGCTCCTTGGATTCGTAAGGCGATTCCTCCGAACCATGTTACAGAGGCTATCGAAAAATCATTACGAAAAGATGTTAATGATTTAATACAGGAAGGGTTAGAACAGGAACTGGGGCTTTAGACGTTACATTGACACGAGAGCTGTAAGGATTTATTATAAAGAAAATCATTGCTTAACTCACTTGAGCGTCGATCATCGTTTGCACTTCAAAAAGGCAGCGGGGAGAGCGCAGAATATATGCGTTCTTGAGCTGTCTTTTTTTGTTTTTACGGGGTGTAAAAGATGATGTGTTATTTAAACAGAGGGCTTATTCTCGAACAGGCTATTGTTGCTATTGTACGGGATTATTTTGACTCACTCCATCTTGAAAACACCTACAAAAACTTTCATATATCGGTAACAACGGAACACCCATTTGCAGAATTATACATGCATGAAGGTAAAAACGCTTCCGATTCTTTTCCCTGCGTCGTTGTAACGACAAGTGATGACAGAAAGCCTCACGAGTTTGACGACCTTGCACCAAATAATATAGAAGGAATTGGGATAAGCGAAAGCGATCTGCAAGAAATCATCAAAACAACAGAAACCTACACAAACAAAACAGGCGTTGAAAAGACACGGGATATTCCCGGGCTTTGTACCGTTGTAGACGAACATACACTTGCTGCAATCCGTGCGACAATCGAGAAACAGGATTATTGCTATGGGTTTTCAGTACGCACACGGCGGAAAGACACCATCAATTTTGAGATATGGGCAGAAAATGCACAACTCAAGAATGAGATTTATGAACAGTTACGCCTTTTCACAGCAAGTTCTCTTCCTATTATTCTTGAAGATAAATACGGCTTTTTTGATCCGGCACTCTTTGATAATACAATCGTCGGACAGAGGAGCAATAATTATAACTTTGACTTTGACGTCGCTTTGAATGGGGCGCATATTTCGTTTGACGTCAATTATTGCGTTGAACAGATTGTACTCAATACAGAGCTTACAGAAGTAACAAACGAAATAGTAACGGAGGTACTCAATCATGTCAAAAGCTGAAACGGAAAAGACCGAAGTAACTGAAAAAGAGGTTTCAATCGGTTTGGAGCGTTTTTTGCAGCTGGAACCGCAAAAACGCGGGATTATTGCAATTCTCCGCAGCAAATATGCGGCAGAAATCCATCTGAAAGCGGAATGGAATGAAATTGTTAAGAATGTCCTTAACCGCAAAGTAAAATAAAGGAGGAAATGAATTATGGGTGTTTCACCAGCAAAATTCAATAGTGCCGGACAGTCCAGCGAGCATTACATACCGGGTAATTATTCACGGCGTGATGTAACGGGCGGCGGAACGGGTGTTTCTACAGGAAAACTGTGTATCATCGGCACGTCGATGGGCGGTAAACCGTTGACGCTGCACAATGTCTCCGATAAAGCGGAAGCAAAACAGCTGCTTGTAAGCGGGTCTTTGCTTGACGGTGTTCTTCACGCATTAAACGGCTCAAATACGTTTGTACCGCAGCAGGTTTTCTGTATGCGCGTTAATGCCGGTACTCAATCGGCACTCACACTAAAAAAAGGTAGTGAGTCTATTTTGAATGTAAAGAGTGCTGATTACGGCGTTCATACAAACCAGCTTAAACTGTGGCTGAAAGACGGGACGACGGGTAAGAAAGTTCTGGTAAACTTTAAAGGCAATGAGACTGTTATTGATAACATTGCAAAAAAATCTTTTTCCGTGCTGTATACGGGAACGGGAACAAGTGCAACCTGTACCATCAACGCAACAGGATTGACGCTGACAAGCGACATTGCAACCGACAGTCTTACTATCACATGGGAAGAATGCGAAACAATCGAAGAGGTTGTTTCACGCATCAATGATACCGGCGTTTATTCGGCAGTTCTTCTCGATACTACGCCCAACACGGCGGCGAGTGAGCTTGACCATGTAACCGGTATCAGCGTAAAGACAACGGCCGCAGTATTCAATAGCGATTTGCAGGCGCTTATTACCGCATTGGAAAGTGTGGCATATATCGAAAGCGTATCGCTTGCAGGAAACTCGCGTCTTGTCCCTGAAAATAATACGGGGTATGTGTATTTTTCGGGAGCGATGGCCGGAACTTCTACGATTTCGGATTGGAGCGATGCGATTGATGAGCTTGAAAAGTACGATATTCAGATTATTGCAACGGCCGCGACCGATAGCGACATTCATAACCTTATCGCCGACCATTGCGTAAGCATGAGTACAGTCAGTAAGAAGAAAGAACGCACATGCTGGTTTGGTACAGCAAAAAACACCAGCCTCGATGCCGCACTTGCTGCAGCACGGGGCTTTAATAGTGAGCTTGTCTCTCTTGTTATGACCGGTGCAAACGCAAACAATCCACTAACGGGAGCTGCCGAAGACATCAACCCCGCACTGCTTGCCTGTAAATGCGCCGGTATTGAAAGCGCATTAGGAGTTTCTAATCCGCTTACCAACAAGGCAATAAAGGTCAATTCATTTGACAAAAAGTATACCGATGGGGAACTGAACAAGATGATTGTAGGCGGCATTACACCGTTTGGAGAAAACGATGACGGGCAGCTTGTCTGCATTCGCTCCATAACCACTTATCAAGGTGATTCGCTTATCCTCAACGAACGCTGTATGATTCGTTCGGTGCTGTACATGGATAGAGATTTACGCAAAGCCTTTAATCCGCGTACCGGTACAAATGATGAACCGAGCGAAAGCTCCATTATCGCAACGCTTAATGACAAAGCACGGTCATGGTATGCTGAGCAACTTTTGACAAAAAGCGATAGCGGCGAACTTGTTCAAAATGCAAAAGTACGGTTTGACGGGGATAAAACGTATTTGACCTTTGACAGATTTGTTAGAGCGCCGAATAACTTTGTATTTATTACCGCGACAAACAAAGTTTACCGGTCGACTGTGGAAGTATAAGGGGGTGAAAAAATGGCAGATTACAGTTTAAAGGGCGATCGCATTATTCAAGGAAAAGACTGTTTCGTGCGTGCCGGTAATTCAGCGGCCGACGCTCAGATTATCGGATTTTCGCAGGATTATTCAATTCGAGTACAGGTGCAGACACAGAAAGCCGAAGTGTTAGGACATTTTTTGCCGGTCAGTATCGATCCTACGGGGGTGAGCGTTTCAACGTCTTTCCGCGGATTTATCCCTAAGAAAGGCATTAGCATTGACGGCAGTGATCTTTCTACCAAGAACCTTGCTCCGACAACAAGCGCCATCGTTGACAGCGAAAAGGTTATTAAAATTCCGTATCTCGAATTGTATGACAAGCGGAACAAGACCATTATTTGCTCCACAACGTGGGCGATTTTGACGAGTTACGATGAGTCGGCACAGGGTAAGGGATATGTTATGGCAAACTGTTCGTTTGAATCCATCGGATTTGAAAACGGTACGGATTGGGGAACGACCGACCTGTATACAACTGAATAAGCAGGCTATGACGGCGTTAGGCGGCACGTTGTACGCCTAACAATCAAAATCATTCTTAAACAAGAGGTATTACAATGGAACTTACAGATGAAATTGAACAGCAAGAAGTCTTTGATGAGGCAAAACAAGAAGACATCTTTTATTCCCTGTTGAACGGAAAAACCGTAAAGGAAACGATTGAAACATCACGCGGAAAGTTTGTGGTGAAGTTTCCGAAGCAAAAAGATTTAATTGCGGTTGACCGACGTGTAGCATACATGCGCGGGGGAATTCCTGCGATGAACTTTGATGAAGCTGCCAACTTTGCACTTCAAAAAGTGGCGTATTTGGATGTCGTGATTGAAAGCGGCGAGGCTTGGTTTAACAACTTAAAGAAAAACAAAAACTTTACATGGGGGGATATGCCGGATGCAAACTTTATTGACGAAGTTTACGTGAAGGCATGGTCTTTTCGTAGTAAAGTGCAAACTCTCTTTACAAAAAATGAGGCAGACGCCGATAGAACAGCTGCTGAGCAGGCGGACGTTCCTGAAGCTGTGGGGGATGGTTTATTTTCGGACGTTGCCAGTTCCGCTCACCGAGATTGACGATGATTTTCTTGAACTGTTCTTTAATTTTGCAAATACGTACACCGAAGAAAGCATTTTAAGCGGCTATATGCAGCAAACAATGGAAAAAGGAAAAGAGGCGTCATCCGATATTCTGAAAGACTTAGGATATACGGACGAGGATTTTCTTAATTCAGAATAACGCACAGTCCGTTTTCAGTAAATCATCAGATCGAAAACGGACTTTTTAATCTTAAGAAAAGGCAGTAAGATATGAACACTATCAGACTTAGCGGAGATGGCTCACAACTTGTAGGCGAAATGCGAGCCGTAAAAGACTCTGTAGATGATACAATCAGCGCATTTGGAAAACTGAACGAAGCGCAGAAAAACGGCGATTACAGCACGGCTGCGCAAATTACACATCAAATTGATACCGCCCGCCAGTTGAAGCCTGACGGGTTAAACATACAAGGCGGTGCATTTAGCGGGAATATGGGGGGCGCCTCTTACGGCGGGATGAACGCAAGCAAACTTGATATGCGCCTTGAGCTTTTGACAAAGACAATCGATGAGCTTACTCACCAACTTGAAGAAGCGACGGAAAAAGGACAGTCAAGAGAAGCCTATACTATTTCTGCTGCACTGAACAATGTAGAACAGGAAAAACAGCGGCTTGAGCATGAAAAAAAATTAAGTGAGCAGAAAACTGACGAAAGCGGCGCAATGGACGCAATAAAAAGATACGGCCTTGCACGGTTTTTCACGCAAGGGTTAGGATATGCGCAGCAAATAGCAGGTATAGGATTCAATCGCCGTACTGCAATGGCAACCGGCGATTATTTGGGCGCGGATGTCGGTGTGCTTGAAGGGGCTTCAAACATTACACAAGGGATAGGCGGCTCATTGTTCGGTGCAGGTATGACGGTTGGTGCAACGCCGGTCGGTTGGGGCTTAATGGGGGTCGGTGGACTTCTTTCAATTCTCGGCACTATTGGCAATATTATCTCCGGAGATAAAAAAGCGGATATAGCCGAAGGCGCCGCATACGAAAGAAGTCTTGTACATACCGGTGCATTGAATAGGCGTTATGCGCAAGGCGGTACGTGGGAAGACAATGCCAATAGGACATCTGAATTACTTGAAAAAGCAGCGAAGTATGCAGAAGGTACGAACATGTCGGCATATGATATTGTCGATATTGCTACGCAGATGTCGCAGTATGGAGCAGGTACTGGAGAGCTTGCATTAAAACAAGCAAGCGAGGTTGCTGCTCGAGCAAATGCAACGGGTGTAGATGCCGCAACGGTTCAAAACTTTTTAGGAACGGCGTTACGCTACGGTGATAGAAGCGATGTTTTAGGCTATGCAAGCCAAGCGCGGCAAGCTGCGGGAATGACAAAAGCGCAGGATAAAGAATTTTTAATGGCATTACAAGGCGTTATTGAAGAAGGGATTGCAAGCGGCTATGTAAAAAGCGTTGAAGATGTGTCAAAAACAATGACCATGTTTGCCCGTCTTTCGAACAATAATCCATTGTGGCAAGGGGCACAAGGAGCAAGCCGATTGCGGCAAATGGATTCGGCAATTTCAGGCGCTACGGGATTACAAAGTACAAGTGATATGATTGTAGCAACTGCTGCAAGCGGTATTCTTGACGGTAAATCAATTAAAGAGCGGAATAAACTCATACACGGCGGAGCTACCGGTACATACGTTGACACCATGCTTTTAATGGAGCAAGGCAATAATCCTGAAATGTTTACCGAAATAGCAAAATCGGTACAAGCTCTTGAAGGCAAAGGCAATGTTACCGGACAGGTTGAGCGGTTTAAAGATGTTTTTAAACTGAATTATCACGGAGCGAGGGATGTTTATAATATGTTTCAAGAGCTGCAAAATGGCAAAATGACGGCAGCGGATTTTCAAAAACAAATTGCATCAATGCAGAAAGATGAGGCCTATCAATCCGATGATACAAAACGGCAAAATGCGATAACAAATATAGAAACCAATGTTGCGCTCATGGCAAAATCAAAGTTCTGGGAAGGAACGGAGTATCTTAGCGGTATCTCCATAGAGAGAGGCGGCGTTAACAATCCTCTTCATTACGGAAATACGGTAGAGGTAATTAAAGGAAATGAGGCAACTGCTGTTGATCAAGTTTTGAACGATAAAGATTTAAAAAGACTTGTGCAAAAAGGAGGTTTACTGCCGGGACAAGGCGGTACTACCTATGAAAATCTTATAAATAAGCAAGGCGTCCGATTTGACGGAAGAAAAACAATAAAAATCGGCGGCAACGATGAACGCGATACCTTATTAAAGAAAAGATTTGTGAATTGGGCAGTAACAGATGACAGGAAAATCGATACGCATGAAATGATGAGTATGCTTAGAGCACATGATACACCGGAAATGCAGAAAGTCTATAATAGCGGAAATATAGATGAATATACCGCAGCTTTGGAAAAGATGTTTAAGAATCTTTTGGCAAATGCCACCTTTTATATAAGGGAAGACTAACCATTAGCAGCTTTAACCTACCAGCCTCGACGCCCTCTATGTCGGGAAACTTTAGATTAAAAAGAGAAATTATCAGCCGCTTCTTTTAATTTTTTGTCTTTTTGTGTCTCTCGGTCTTTTATACAAGCGGCACACGATTTTAAGAATTTTCTTTCTTGTTCATTACTGATGAGGACTAAATCATTATCACAAATTCCAGCCATATACGTATTTGTTAAAGCAGCAGCGATAAAATATACGGTTTCTCTCTCATTTTTCCATTTTGCACCTAAACCTTTATAATATTGGTAATCATATAATCCATAAGCTTTCTCTTTCCAGTTTGCAGCAAATTCTAAAGATTTGATTGCTATGCGTTTATCAATCTTATCCCTAATCTGTACATAATATTCATCTAGTTTTTCTGCTGCAAGCCCTTCTGGAACATTGTTGTTTTTCTTTACCATCATTAATGAATAATCATCTTGCCCATAAGTACAAACAAATGTGAAATAAATGCTAGAGCAATTTTTCCATTCTTTGGATTCTATGCAAATGGTTTTTACTACAGGATATTTAAAGCAACACGCTTTATCACCATTAAAATCTTCATACTTTGAAACACCATTTCCTAATAACGATAAGTCATATTCAGCAATAAAATCTAAATAATAATTACTCTCATTCCATTCTCTTTTATAGATTTTTACTTTTTCACCTTCAAACATTTTTAAAACATTCTGATAGGTTTCACCGTAAGGAATGTTTCCATATGAGAAATCCGGCAACTCACCGTACACGGAAATAAAGACATTTGCAAATAAAAAAAATACTAAAAATAATTTTTTCATAATAAAACCTCCTTACTCTTATAATTTCTACAGACATCTAATTTTTCAGCTTAAAAGTTATAGATCTGCTCAAAAGCTCATCCTGCGTATTTGTGTTTTTCATTATGAAGCCATTTGCCGTTATGCTTTCTATTTTGTATGATTCAGATTGTCTAAATATAAGGTTAACATTTTTACCGCTATATGAAAGCGTTGAAAAAGATAGTATATCATCATTTATTGTATATGCGCCCGTTGCCATGCCGTCAATATTTCCGCCACTGGCAACAAAAATAAACTTATTATCATTTTGCAATAGAAGAGAATACATGAGCGTGAAATATTCGGACTCCCATAATTTACCTACAAGGTCGCTTAACTGTAGCTTTTCTTCAGTGGTTTCCTCCGTGCTTCTATAACCGAAAGTAAAGGCTACTACGCCGGGAAATAATGTAGCAATAAAACGGTTTTTATTTGGAGCAATATAATAAAACGACATTCTGCTTGCATCTTCTTCGACATCTTGAGGTTCCAAGTTAAAAGTTTTCTGAAAAGCTTTGAACGTAGTAAAAACATCATCTTTCATGCTTTCGTCAATATCTGATAAAAAAGTCCCTGAAACAAGAAGATTATTTTCTGAATATGATAGGATGATCCTTTGTGCGGGAAGTCCAAAACATACACCGGTAGGGTTCAAATATGTAGACATGTCATCTTGATTTTTAATTAAACTATATCCTTTAGCTTCCATAATTTTGGCTGCTTTTTCCCTTGTTGTTCCAAAATCAATACCCATAAAACCAGTTAATTCTTCGGTAAATGCAAGGACGGCTGCTAATAAAAAAAACAAGATAAATAGGCTCTTTTTCACAATACACCTCTACCAATTAAAGTATAGCACAAAAATCTCCACAATGGTATATTACTTTATAAGAAATTGTATTATTTTGTTTTGAGGGGGGCATGAATATGGAAGAAAAAAAAGAACTCCGAGAGATTTGGAGCAGGAGCATACGCACTATTTTATATCCATCAATTCCTGAACACCGACAAAAACTTAACGAAATGGGCATAAAAACCGTTTTTGTTAACGGGCATTGGGATATAGCCCCTGCCGATTTGGAGAAAATTAAATCCGGCTCCCAAGTATGCCGATAATTAACGCATGAAATGCGTACAAATGACAAGTTCGGTTGCGCCGAAAGAGTGGAAGAGCAAAATAAAAGTAAGAGCAAGTGGAAAAGAAATCACAAAAGAATGTGCCGCAGTATTTGATACAGGGGCATATATTTCCGCTATTTCAAAGAGTTTGTTTGACAGTATTCAAGCAGAAACTAAATATCATGCTGATAATCATACGCCAACAGGAAGGGAAATAGTATCTGTATGCGACATAGATATAGCGTTTTATGACGGCGGAATAATAAATAATACTGAAGCAACTATATCAACTCATAATATGGATTGTGATATTTTAATCGGCATGAATGTAATTACAAAAGGCGATTTCCACTGTTTCCGCAATTCTGACGGTTTGTATACATGTACTTTTAGGGTATATGAGAGTTAGTAATTGACTGTCGCCCTCTAATTGGAGATACTATCTCTATAGACTAGTTACGATTTGTACTCGATTTCAAGCATCATAAAACCGCGCTCTGTTTTTGCGTTAATAGTGGCGGTAATTTTATAAGACTGATACCCGCTCTTTTCAAATTCTTTACCATGCAGCATCAGTATCTCTGCTCGCTTATTTAATCCGGCGTTCGGCTGACTAAACCACGTTTTAGAATGTATTAGATTTATCGTTGTTAAATATTGAGGAAACAGCTTTAAGTCTTCTTCAAATCTATCTAATACCTCTTCGGTTATATCGGCAACAATCAATTTTACAGACTGTAAAGTATTTTCATTATCGAACCCAAGTAATAAGTGTATTTCTCCCATCGATACACGTAAACTAATATTTTCACCAAAAGGTAAAAAACTGAAAGGATCTACCGCATAACAGCCCGGAGCAACTTTTATGGGTTTTTCTTCATGGCAATATTCGTATATTCTTTGGAGACTTGTGCCGCGCTGGAGATAGCAGAATTGCGAAAGTAATGGAACCGAAAATTTATCGTGTTCTTCCTCCCACATATCCGTTATGATTGCTTTGCATTCGGAGCACGCTTTTCTGTAAACCGTTTTATATCCCCTCACTTTTTCAAAGTCGGCATCAGGGCAGTCATCATAGCATTCCATTCTTTCTTTGATGTATTCGCAAAAATCTTTATGGGCATCCTTTGCGCTGTCATACTCGGAAAACAAATATCGATTTTCATTAAAAAAATCATCATACTGAATGGTTATACAAAGTATATCACGTCCTGCATTATCGAATACATGGAGATCTATACGGATAGCATTTTCATTTACCCAAAGAAGTTCATATTTTACCGGTGTATAGCACATATTGTATATATCGGTACGCCTTATACGCATGTTGAATTTTTCTCATGCATACTTTTCAGTATTCCATAATTGACCGTAAGTAGCTTTTCGGTGTAATATATAAACAAGAATTATACATTCAATAAATCGTAAACAAGAAGTATCCGGTTTGCACTTTAAAAAGGCAGCTTGAACACTTTAAAGGGCGGTATTGTCCTTTAAGGAGCTTTAGGCTGCTTTTTTTTATTTCTACAAGGGCAAAAGCGGGGTTGCTATGAACGGTACAAATATCATTTATCAAAGTTTTAGACCGGACGTGAGGATTTATCCAAGCTTAAATACCTTCAAAAACAACATCCTCCATACCTACAATTTCAGCGGTACGGGAGAGCGGGTACTACAATCATACAGTTTTTCGTATTCCCGTAATAATTTAGCAGGATCGTTCAGCCTCACCTTCTTTCCTGATGCGGATACTGCGAGAAAGTCGAGAATTTTTGACAATGTACATACTATGGATATTGTCACAATATCCGAATTTGATCGGGTTGTCTTTGTTGGGATTGTAAAAACAAAAAAGTATGTAACGCAAGTGAACGAAAGTGGTGCAATTAGACGGCTTTCAATCAGCGGCATTGCCGCAACAGGGCTTTTATCGCTCTTTTACATTAACCTTGACACCTCTGCGTGCGCACTCACCAAACAGTATAAAACCCAAGAGTCGCTGAGGACTGCACTGACGCTCGAAAATGCGGGAGCCGACAAGCCGGTAAGCGATATTGTACAGAACATTTGGAAGTGCTTTTTGGAAATTTCAAGCCAGCTGGGAACGCCGAAAATTGCGGAATACATCAATGACATCATGGGAAAAGGCACATCGTTTTTTCTATTTGACGATTCGACCTTTCACTATCCGCTTGGGTGCCTATTTGATGGGCAGCGGACGCAGGATTTTTTCAGTCTTGTCGATAAGCTCATTCCCGAGCCGATTTATGAAAAACTCCCGTGTATCGAAAACGGCACCATGAAGGTAAAAATCCGACAATGCCCATTTGATGCGGATAAATGGCATGATATTAAACCGATTGCGATTGATAACCGTTGGGTAAAGAGCTTTGAGATTACGCAGAGCGACAGCGAAGTATACACCGTGTTTTACGCCTATTTGGACGGCTATCCGCTTCCGGAAGAAAAAGCGCTACGCCTTTCAACGATAAAGGAAGATGCGATAGATACTACATTGCAGAGCTCGGACAAATTTAGAATATACGGCTACCGGCCGCTCATGGCGCATTTTATCGGTTACGGTATGAAAGACGGAGAACAAGACAACAATACGGCTAATTCTATGGCAGCGATGAGTAAAAGACTGAAAAGCTGGTATGAACATCTACCGGACATGCTGAGTGGGAATATCACCCTTGCGCTTACCGACATGGGTAAGGTGCCTCCGATGCCGGGCGATATTGTGAGTTTTTTGAAAGGCCAATTTTACGTTGAAGGTGTTACACACAGCTGGAACTATGGAGCAGGCGGAGAGATAAATATCAGTGTATCGCGCGGCGGTATATACAAGAACGGTGTTTTTTCCAAATACGAGGGGATAACCGACAAAATCGTGGCGTTTGAGGAGAAAAACTAATGAATATTTCCTTAACACGAAAACAAAAAGCGGAAGGGGGCAATCCTTTTCATAATTCAACGCCGTATGATAAACGGTACGGTTTTTGGGGTGTCGTTCGGGAAGTACATCCTGAAGATTGTACCGTACATGTGCTTACCGATATGGGCATTGTCCTGACCGGTGTCCGCGTGGCTTCCGCCGAATGGGTAACGGTTGAGAAAGATAAGCCCCTTACCGGTGAGCGGCATTTGCCACCGGTTGATACCTACGTTTTTTGTATGATGCCGACCGGCGAATACACAAGCGCCTTTGTGCTGTGTTCCGGTTTTACACGGCAAGAAGCCGTACATGCAGACTTTAAAAAGAAAGGCGAAGATGCGGCAAATACACATGAAAAAGTTGATAACTCCGGTTGGCACTCTGTCAGCGATTACCGTACCGGTACCAAGAAAATATACAACAAAGTGAAAGAGCCGACTATTTCCGTTGAGGTTGACCAAGAAAGCGACGGAGATGAAAAGGTAACAGTTACCATACACGGCACGGTGATAAAAGTAACAAAAGACGATGGCGTGGACATTGTAACCGACAAAAAAATTACGCTCAAAGACAAGGAAGGCTTTATCTATGAAACGGAAAGCGATATCTCGCTTAAATCCTCCAAACAAGGAACAGTTGAAGTCGGTAACAGTATCGCGACTTTAGGAGCTATGATCAATGACCTTTTAGGGTATCTTGCGCAATTAAAGACAGTGGGAAGCCCGGCAAGTCATACGGCAGCCCCTGATTTTATCGCAAATATTCAAGTGCTTAAAACGAAATGGGAGCAAGTGTTCAAATGAGTTTGAATATAAGTACCCTTAAGGAGAATCTTGTTCAGGCGTTTCAAAGTATGAAAGACGGCGATGATTTAGCGTTCGCAAAAAAGGTAAGCGAAGCCGTCGCAAACCATATAAAAACGGGGAATATTACGACTGTAGATGCCGGTACGGTTCCTGTAGGAGTTTTTGCGGGCGCCGGAACCGGAGCTATGACAGTGGACGCCTCGATCCTTGAAGGTGTTTTGCTCGCTGCGTGTAAGTCGATGGCGGCAATGAGCGCAGGGGGAAACGCGGTATTGGCAGCGCAGCTTGCCGCCGGTATGGATGCCATGACAAACGCAGGTCAAATTAAAACGATGATTACCGGGGCGGCAGTAACGCCTGCGGGTGTTTCGGTTCCGCTTGCAGGTAGTGGGCAAGGAAAGTTTACGGGTGTGAGTGCACCGATTATTGCGGCGGTAAACGCTGCGTGCAGCGTAATGGAGACGATAAGCGAGGGCGGTGATTCTGTTTTAGCGGAGGCAATCGCCGCATCAATTACAGCATATCTTCAAAGCGGCATTATTACGGTACAGGGTTTGCCGCCGGTCGCAGGCAGTGTTGGAACCGGAGCAATGGTGTAGGAGCAGTGGGGAAAATAATGGGTTCTATAGGGCTTTTGAAATGGCGGAAAGCGTATATGCTTGAGTTTTTGGACGGTATGAACGTCGCGGAAGTATTTACTTTTTCCGTACCGCCCGAAAGCGAGGAATTTGTTTTTCCACAGCGTATTACCGAAACAAAAACCTTTGGCGGCTCCGTATTCGACGATTACGGGAACGACACGTACAAAATTACCCTCTCCGGCTCAACAATTAACGAGGATAAAAAGTTCATTTACCGCGGCTTAAATCCCCCGTTGTATCTTACGGGAACAAAAGAAATATTTACCTTGCAGAAAATTATTCAGAATTGGGCAGATGGTAAGGTTTCAGAAGGTTTTTTTAGAAAAAGTACGGATAATGTCAGCGATCGAAAGGTATATCTTTATGACCTTTCAAAAATGAGCGTATTACAAATTGCATCGGGAACAGCAACGCGTAACTATTGGCGCGTATTTATTAAGGATTTAAAGATAAAGCGAGATAAGTCAAAGCCCAAGACCTATAACTACACGCTTGAGATGATCGGCGTTGAGGAAGAAAAAGAACGTAAAACGGGCGACGATGCTACATGGATAGATAGTATGGCAGGCGCAGTAGATAAGATACAGGGCGTGATGGATAATATCGCGTCTGTGATGGATTTGGTAGAAGCCTCTACATCAGCCTTAAATCAAATGGCATCCTCTATATCTTATGCAATGAAAAGCTATGAAAGGATAAAGAATAGAAAAAACGCTGCGGTTACCGTTATGCTTGGTGTAGGTACGGGACATGATACCGTAAGCCGCATTTTAGGCGGCGACAGCAATAGCTTTTATAATTCCACAAAGAATGTCCTTGCCGCTTGCAGTACTTTTATAGGAATTGCCCGAGGAAAGGGCGGAGTACGCGGCAAGTCAAGCGCTTCTCAAGACACCGATATTTTTGCGGTACGGTTTTCTACAGGAGACGGCTCCGGTATTCCTACCCAGCACGTCAAATACAGTAAAGCAGCGGAAAAGCCCGCAGACCCTGTGCGAAAAAAGTACCGTTTTGGCGGGTGGTATAAGGATAGCACATACACGGCCGAATATGACTTTGCAACAGAAGTTACGGCAAATATTACACTCTATGCGAAATGGGTACTTGAAGTTGCAACGATTACTTATAACTCAAAAAACGGTTCTTTGGTAATTCCGCAAGAAGTTACGGTAGGAGAGAAAACAACCGCTCCCACACCGCCGACAAGAAACGGCTATATTTTTAATAAATGGTGTATCGATTATGAGTGTACGATCGAGTTTAATTTTGATACGGCCATTACGGAGAATATAACGCTTTATGCCGCATGGAAACGTACCTGTAGTGTGGTATTCAATGCAAATGGTGGCAGTGCGGTAGCTACCCAAACGGTTATCATAGGCGCTCTTGCCGTTTATCCGATAACTCCTAAAAAAGAAAATTACACATTTGCGTATTGGTGCACCGACAAGGCATTAACGGAAAGATATGACTTCTCCGCGCCGGTAACTGATAACATAACGCTTTACGCGTGTTATGTGCAGATTGCCAATACGGTTTTATTTAACTCAATGGGTGGAAGTGCGGTTGAATCGCAGCGGATTCCGATAGGCGGTCATGCTGTGGAGCCTGAAAAACCGGTCAAAGAAGGGTTCGACTTTGTGTATTGGGCTACCGACCCAGCAGGAACAAATCAATTCCGTTTTGCGACGGCCGTAATAAACGCCAATATCACCCTTTATGCCAAATGGACTGAATCGCAGTATACGGTTTCTTTCGATACTGCAGGCGGAAGCAAAATTGCCGCGCAAACGGTTCCTCATGGAAAAAAAGCAGTGTTCCCGGAGATACCGACAAAAGAGAAATGCGTATTTGAAATGTGGCGCACAAAAACAGCTGATCACTATAACGAGTTTGACTTTTCTACGCCGATTACGGAGGATTTGACGTTGTATGCCTTGTGGTTCGGGGGTACATAATGACTGATGAACAGATTATGGAAATTGATAAAAGCGATGTACTGACTGATTACCTTTCGCAGATTGAAGAAAAAGCCTGCACGATTGCGGCTTTAGGGAAAGAAAAACAGACGAATGCGCAGACTGTCGTATATGTTGCTAAAGACGGAAACGATATATCTATTACCGTCTATGATTTTCACTACCATACATGGAAAAGTACGGATACGTTTGACAAACTTGCTGCCGATTTATTGGGAAATTCCAATTACGGAACGATGATTGCCTATTTCAACGGTATTGTAAATGAAAGTGAAGTTGAAGCCGGAACAAAAATTAAAATCCCCGTTTTAAGCGAAAACGAATCGAATACCGGCAATCTTATCTATGCAGCACCGGAAAAGCAGGAAAACTACGGTGTCGATATGACGCTTGATGATGGCGGAGATTTCTCCGTTGCAGGCGGGGATTTTGCAAGTGTGAACGGACGTAATAATCTTACGCAAGCAATAGCTTTGCGGCTTACGACAGCATCGCAAAAACGAATACGAATTGCCGCCTACGGCATACGTTCTTCTGTCGGGGAACCGATGGCGATTCAGAGTTATCTTACCGGCAGTATAGAGCAGACCATTAAGGCAGACCCGCGTATCAGCAAAATTGAAGAAATAGCTTTCCGCGGCGACGGCGATGTGTTACGGCTTAACGTAGTATACACGGACATAAACGGAGAAACGGGTTCGTATAAGGGAGAACTATAACATGGCAAAAATCAGAAGATACGATGAGATTATGGCAGGTGCAACGGCAAATATGATTGCAAAGCAAGATAAGATAACGGATTTTAACGAAGGGAGCATCATTCACACTATTCTTGATACAGTATCTCGTATTGCAGAAAGAATGTATGTCGCGATCCGGCAGGGATATAATGAGCTTCTTGTGCTTATTCCGTATTCTCTTTTTGGTTTTGAAAGAAAGAACGGGCTTCATGCAAGCGGCAAGGTTATCTTTAAGCGTTCGGTTGCACTTTCTGCACAATCGATCGTTCCAAAAGGAACAAGAGTGTCGGGTGGCGGGTATTCGTTTACTACTACGGAAGCTGCAATAATTCCTGTAGGCGGTACGGAATCAGCAGCTGTTGAAGTTGTCGCGGATAAAGCAGGTCGCGCTTTTAATGTGGCGGCCGGAGTGATAAACACCATTGATTCTGTCGTCCCTGCTGATGTCGTTGAAGTAACCAATCCGTATGCACTTTCAGGCGGTACAGACCAAGAAACCGATGCCGAATACAAAGAGCGATTTCGTATTTATATAAATGGACTTTCCGGCACGAACTCATATGCGATAAAAAGCGCAGCATTAAGCGTCAATGCGGTAAGAAGCGTGTCAACGCAAAATCATAAACCGCCGTATAAGAATCTTTATAACATGAGCATTTATGTAGATGACGGTTCAGGCGGCGCAACGGAAGAGACGATAGAAGCTGTCAGGCGGGCGATAGAAGGCGATGATACCGAAGCGAATCCCGGACATCTTGCGCCGGGAATAAACATCCGTGTTCTTTCACCAACCGCCATTCCGGTAGTTATTGAAATGGACGCATCAATCTATTCAATCGATACGGACGAAGCGCGCGAAGGCATACGCTCTGTAGTCTCTAGCTATCTAAACGGCTTGACAATCGGAAAGCCGGTTGTACTTTCAGAAATCATCACGAAGGTAATGGCTTTAAATTATGTAAAGGATGTTTCAATTTCTTCTCCGCAGGTAAATGTTACCCCCGCAATTAATCAGATTGCGAGAACAGGAACTATTAAAATCAATTTGACAGAGGCTGACTAATGGGTGCGGTACATACAATCGGGGATTTTATCAGAAGCGTTTTTCCGACAATCGTCAATAAAAACGGGAGCCTATTCAAAGCGCTGCTTGCAGACAAAGAAAGTGAAGACGGAACGATTGAAACGATTTTTAAAGACATTGAAAAAACACGTAAGGAGTGGAGTGAGCAGCGCATATACCAACAAAGCGGAGAACAACTTAAAAGGACTTTGAGTGTGTTTTCCATTATTAAACAGCTGCAAAATGAAAGTGAACAGACCTTTAAGAATAGAAACAAGCTGCTTTTTATGAGAGGCGGCAATACGCTGTGGGGAAACAGACGGGATATTTTGAATATCTTTAAAAGATTTTACAACAATAAAAATGTATATCTTGTTAATAACACAGAACCTTTTGCGGATAACCTTCTCTCAGACGGTAATTTTGAAAACCAGGATGCGTGGCTCCTTGTCGATGCTGTTTATGAGCGTGAAGCGCGATTTGAAGAAACAACCGGTGTCCTTTTTAATGCAGCAGGAACATGCAGCCAGAGTGTGAATGTAGAAAGAGGAGCTACGTATTTTCTGCATTTTTTTATGAAAGGAAACATTCGTGTGCAGATTACGGATAACAATGGGCGTTATTGGAATACGACAGGCGGAAAAGACGGCGACGGTGTATGGTCGGCGCATGAATACGCCGTTTCTTTTGTATCGGAAAATTGGGTAAATAAAAGCGTTTTCTTTTTTACCGATACTGCCGTTTCAAGCATTACGGTTATTTTTCTGTATGAGCCGGGATATTATGCGTTTTTGGATTATGTACGGCTTAATAAAAAAACAGCAGCTTCGACATTCAGTCTTATTGCGGTTTTTGAGGGCGTGTACTCCGATGAAACGGCAAGTCTTGCGCCGGGAACAAACGACGATATTATACAACCGGACTATTCAAAGATGGCATATTTTTCACCGGGGCAAGAGGATGTACAAGAACGTGATGAGAATACGGTAAGTTATTTTGATAATTCTGAAATCACTGAAGGCATAAGCCCTGTACTTACGGAAGGAACAAACGACATTGAGCCGTTAAACGGCTACGAGAATATGACCTATGCAGACGATCAACAGGCTCTTGCCCCTGATTCACCTGTGGGAAGCGATGATTATAAAAGCGTGGATTACGAGAAAGTATCGTATTTTGATAATGCCTATATTTTCGGCGCGACCGGTAAGGAAGCAAAAGAAATCTATCAGGAATTACTGGATATAGTTCAAGCGGGCGGTGTTACCTCAACGATTGAAATATTAACAAGAGAACAAGATGGTTAAATAAGGAGTTGAGCAGTATGGCTAATTTTACAACAGCGATTGCCGCAGAAAATGAGATTATGAAGGCTACCGATTTTACATTCGGTTATGATTCTTCTATTGCGAATGTGGCAACGGCTTTAAGGGCGGTTTTATCCAATTCGTCCGGTGATTACATCGTCGGCGGAAAGGTAAAACCTTATGGTTCCGGGGGGCTTAATGTTTCCATTGAGCCTATCTATGCGTACAAGAACAGTACGCATATGTGTGTCGCGGAAACGGAGGTTACAGAGCCGGTTTCTTTTGAGAGAGCCGATGACAATCTTAACCGCATTGATATTGTGCAGGTGTGCGCAGTTGAAGAAGGATACGATTCACAGTCGCGCAAGTTTAATGACCCTTCAACCGGTACGAAGACAAACCGGACGGTTCCTACAAAAAAACGTGTGAAACTTGAAGTGTCCGTTAAGAAAGGCTCAAACGGTTCGGCATCCGCTCCGGCTTCTGATGCAGGGTATGTAAAGATTGCCGAAGTTATTATTCCTGCCGGAGCAACGAATATTACGGAAGACCTGATTAAAAATGTTACGGCGCGCAAGCACAATATTTCTAACGAAGAGTGGACTGCGAATAAAAAAGCAACATTCAATCCCGGTTACCTCGCTGATATATTCTATCAATTCCTTGCCGCTCATAATGAAGACGGCAGCCACAAACCTGCTGCCATAAAAGCGGCCAATATTGATTTTGGCACAGAAACAGCGCAGGTAAAGGGAAGTAATATTCCGATGGGGCAAAGTTTGTCCGTACACGGAGTTGAGTTTACTTCAAATGAGAATCTTACGAAGATTATTGTTGCTTTGGCAGATGCATCAAATGGTCTTTATAAGTATGCAAATGATATTATGTCAAGGTTTAGTTTTATCACCGATTTACCGGTAGCCGCTTCCACTGAAAATGTGAATGTTGCTGCAGGCGGTGAAAAGACCATTGACGGTATTTCTGTATCCGCAGGACAACTTGTTTTTTTGAAGGATCAGGAAGATGCAAAAGAAAACGGGTTTTGGGAAGTACAAACCGGTGCATGGAATAGATACAGTGGTTACACCGTTGCAAATGCCGGTGCCTTTGTTCATAAGTTGGTGTTTATCAAAGCAGGCAACATAAACAAAGGCAAAGTATTCTACACCAATGACGATTTTGGAAAAATCGGAGCGGATGCCCTTATTTTTAAAGAATGCCGTATGACGCCGTATATAAAAGCGTTTACTGCAATCGTAAGAGATGAGAACGGCCGCGCTAAAGTTGCAGCGCCTAAAGAAGAAGACGATATTGCGCGCAAAGCAGAAGTGGATTCGGGTGATGCGAGCACGCTGAGCACTGCGAAAAGCTACACCGACTTTGCATCTCACGGCGGCTGCACTGACGGCAGAAATCTTCTTGACGTTTTTGGGAAAACCACAGTAGCTGAAGTTATGGAAATCCTACATAACAAATGCAACGGCGAAGGACAAGCGGATTTTTCAGGGCTTATGATTGGCGATTATCTTGATTTGCCAAGCCTTACGGTTGGCGGCACTACTTATACATGGAACGCCGCCTACCGGAACCTGCGCATCGTTATTTCGGGATTTAACCACTATATCTACTGCGGCCGTGATGATGTGAATAAAAAGAATCATATTCTTTGGACGTTTCGCAATATCGTATTGCAAAAAAGAATGAATGCGACAGATACAAATGTAGGCGGTTATATGGCGAGTGAGTTAAAAAAGTATCTTGATGGAGCTTTTGCGGTCGGATTGGGTAATGCGCTTGGTTCAAGCGGTTATTTGTATACAATCTTGCGGGCTATTTCAAAAAAAGGTGCTACTGAATTTGTAACAAATACTGTTTTCTTGCCTACCGAAGTAGAGGTGTTTGGAGTCCCTACTTTTGGAGACGATCAAATTGCATGGAATACTAACATTCAATATCCTATCTATCGCGACTCTTCATTCTACCGTGTCAAAAAATATAACGGTATCCGTGATTGGTGGTGGGAAGGAACGCCGGCGGCCTCGGTCTCCTATGACTTTTGCCTTGTTAGCGACAGTGGTGGTAGTACCCGCAGCTTTGCGAGGAGTGACTCCGGTGGCGTTGCCCCGGCTTTCTGTACCTGTTAAGGTACAGA